TTCGACCATTTCGGCACCTGAAAAGACGCTTTGGTCGTTCCCTTGTGCGACGGCTTTCTGATACATCCAAGCGCGTGAAACTTCCTCACTCTCCGGCAAGCCGTTCACGGTAACAGAGTGGGAACAAAGCGGATTACGGTCTGCTTCGTATGCCTTTTTAGCCACATAGCCGTTCATCGTTGCTGTAACAGAGTTGTACTTGTAATCAATACTTACATATTCGATTACATGGTATCTTGCGACTGCCCCTGTGCTTTCGTCTTCGATTTCGTGGTTAATTGCAATAACTTGCTTTGTCATGATATAGCCTTTCTATAATTGTCGCCCTGTTGCGACTAAAACATAAACTTCGGTCAAATCAATAGTCTGACCCTCCCATGCGCCGTCACGCCTCAAGATGATGCTTGAAGAAGCTGCGACGTTATCTTTGGTTTTCTCATAGTACCCCTCGCGCCGGTTGCCGTGATATCCATACGGCAAGACAGTCTCTGTTCCGTTGTTGTCACGCCAGAACAAACCTGCCAAACGGTTATCAGCACTACCGACGGAATAGTGGAATTTGACACCATAGATATTGTCAGGAAGTGGGATTTTGGTTTCTTTCTGCTGAACGGAACTTGCCCGTCCGCGTGAAAGATTACCAATCTTCCGCCACTCAACACCACCCATCAACGCCCTATACTCAGGGTCGCTTTGTGCAAGGTATGAAGTCATCAATACAGGAACATCCATATCGAAAGTCTCATTTCCGCCCAAAGTAACCCGAATCGTATTAACTGCGTCACGTCGGAGCATCATCCAGTTAAATGAATGTATTTGCCTTTCATTTGCGACGATGTAGTCTCTGGAGTTACTTGTATTGATTATGGCGTCTGTTATTTCCGTTGTTTTAAACGTACTCTTAGGCATAACCGTTCCATTTAACTCAAGTTTCGATACAGGGTTAACATAGGCGTGTCGGTTGTTGTAGAAGCCGAACTTCATAACATTTGATGTGTAGATTTTGAAATCAGGACGCATCAATGTTGGCACTTCATCCGCCTGAATTTTGATTTCCCAAGTGTTGGCATTAATCTTATTCATACGATGCAGTCGCAGGACGTCACCCTCAATGTGCGACGCCTTGACCGTGCCATTGAAATAACCTGATTCCGCTTCAATCCTGCCATGAATGACAGCATTTTTAGCCTCAAGCATACCGTCAGGCGTTACGGTAAAGTTCCCCCTACCGATATCCAAGCTCCCGCCGTTGATACTGCCCAAATTCGATGAAATCGCCGACAATTCGTTGACGTTCATCTTATTGGCTGTAACAGCGTTTGCCGCTAACTTATCAGCCGTGACACTACCAACCGCCATCTCTCGTGCAGTAACGCTTCCTGCCGTCAGGCGGTTTGCGTTCAGCGTGTTTGCCGTGATTTTATCGCCGTGAATATCCCCAGCGTTCAATCTATCGACAATCGCCTTGCCGTTTACCACCAGTTCGCCATTCACGCCGACACGGTTTTGACGCGTATCAACCGTAAACGGGAAAACGTCGGCTTTGCCCGGTGCGCCGATACCGAAACGGTCGGCATTCACAATAAACTTGCTTTCAGGCGTGCCGTTTTTCGGCGTGGTTGCCAAGCCATAGCCCGCTACCTTGCCATTAACGTCAACCTTGACAGTGTACTGCGCCTCCAAACCGTTGATACTGCGTGCATGGGCTTGTACCGTCGCTTTATTGCCGTCAGCGGTCGACTGGGCTGTCGTGATACGCTCGCCAAGCGATTTGATGTCGCCCGTTGCTTTAGTTAAGGTCGTCTGAACTACCTGAACCGTTGCTTTGGTATCATTAGCAGTTTTTTGCGCGGCTTCTGCGATTTTTTTAACCGCGTCAGCCTTGGCTTGTGCATCAGCCACCGCCTCATGTTTAATCTGCGCGTCTTTGGCTGCTGCATCGGCAATAGCTTCTGCTTTAGCTGCGTTTGCTTTTGACTGTGCGTCATTTGATGCTGCTGCAATAGCTGCCGCTTTAGCCGCATCTGCCTTAGCTTGCGCTGCCGCTTCTGCCGCTGATTTTGCTGCATCGGCTTTGGCTTGTGCATCTTGTCGCGCCTGATTCAGTGCGTCAGCAGTTGCAGTCTCGCCATCTTCAGGGGCGGGCGTCCAATCGGTCGCTACCGTTCCGCGCTCCAGTTTCACATTTGAAACCTTGATGGATTCCGATGTTTGATACCGTGCCTGAACGATGATGTTACGCAGAGCCTTGACCTCTTTGGCAACCGTGTGTTTGGCGACAATACGCTGTTTCAGCGTTTTAGTCGTACCGCTGACGGCTTCATCGTACCACGCGGCAAAATACCCGATAGAGTTGTCGGCATAGGTGACGGAAAATTCCGCGCCGATTCGTGGGTAGGGCTTGCCGTATGGCGATGTAGCGTTCGTCAGTTCGATATCGCACGAGATAATCAGATTGTCGCCTTGCTTCAGTTCCAAAGCAGACGAAACGTCGATTGTGACGTTTTTAGTCTGATTATTCCCGCTCACTGTCAGCACTTTGCCGGGCGTTCCTGTTGATAGGGCGTAGTTGCGGCCACCAACCGAAACACCGTCAATCTTCGCGGTCAGCGTTTGGATTTCAGACGATCTCGCACTGTCTTTCTGATTAACGGTTTCGCGCAATGCTGTGATACTGCTTTCAGTATTGCCGACCCGTGTTTTCAGGGCTTCCGTTGCGGCGGTTTGGGCGTTAATTGCTGTAACCCGCGCCTGTGTCTCGCGTGTGATGTTGCCCTCAGCCGTAGATACACGACCCGCCAACGTTTCACGCGCCGCAGCTTCTGCCCTGTCGCCGTCTGCCCGTGCTTTCTTTTCAGCCTCCAAGCCTGCGGCGGTCGTGCCTTGCGCTGCTGTAACCGTCCTGATTTGCTGCGCCTGTTCGTTATTCACTCGCTCGACTGCTGCTACCTTGTTTCCAAGTTCAGCGGCTTTTGCAGTCAGGTCGTCTGCAGCTTTTTTCGCTGCGGCTTTTGCGTCTTCTGCCGTGCGGGCGACCGCTGCCCGTGCCTGTGCTTCGGCTGCGATTCGTGCGTTTACACTTCCCGCGCCGTTGCCGTCTATCAGGGCGATTTTGTCGCGCAAAGCCTTGTTCAGATTTCTTTCGGACAGGTCGGTCGTATTTACGTCATAGACGGTAAAAGCCACGCTGTTGCTGACTTTTAGAGCGTCTTTGCCGAAACTGTCATAGCCTGCCGCGCGTAGATGATAGGTCTTTCCTTTCTCCAGCGGGCTGCCGTTGCATTTTGCAATGGTTACAAACGTTTCCGCACCGTCATAGACTTTGTTTGCGTCAGTGGTCGGTACAGCTGCGTTTTCGGAAACCCAAATAATAATCCCTGCAAAGTCTTCTTCAGCGGGTTTTTGGCAAGTAAAAAACGCCTGTTTCAAACCGCTGTCGATAGCGATGCCTTGCAATGCCTGCAGTTGCGGATTTTGCGCCGCAATTTGCGCCCAGTTGCCTGTCTTACCGGTAACTGCTCGACCGCGAACTTTAAACACAACATCACGCACCTGCCCACCGTCGGCTTTCATATCCGCCTGAGTGTAGGTGTAGCTGTTGTCCACAATACCGCTGATTGCCCGTAAACGGCGTTGGCTGTTGCCTGCGTAGATTTCTATGTCGTAGGTATCTGCCCCGTCCAATTTATCCCAAGCGATGACGGCTTCTTTGCCGTATGCCCAAGATGATGTCAGACGCAAGTTTTGAATCTGACCCAGCGGTGCGCCCTTGATGGTGTAGGAATACGCAGGAACGGACGCTAAATCCTGAATGCCGCCGCTGAAAACGTTGTACGAAACCAGCTTGACCCAAACCGTGCGACCAATCCAGTTACGCGGAACGGTGTATCTGAACAACGTATCATCAATGCGCGCAAACTGGCTGCCTGCTGAATGACTGTCAATAGCAGAGCCATACGCGCCGCGCGTCAGGTTGCCCAGCGTGTAACGCCCCACGCCTTTCAGTTCGGCATTGGCGTATGCCAAAAACTCGCCGTCAACGTAGCACAATGTCAGCAAATCGCGGCTGTCCTGCTCCGTGCCGCCTGTCATTTGACCCGCTGAAATTTCCACGTTCAGAGTGTTGGTACGGTCGAAAACCGCACCATTCGGCAAAGCAGCCGTCAGCGATCCGAAACGCGCCTTGTGATTGACTGCGCCGACGCGGGTATAGCTGTCGCCGTCGGTTGACACCCACACTTCAGCACCGCCCCACATATCGCCGCCGGCGGTTGCCATCCAAATTTGCGGTTCGCCGCCTGTCAGTTGCAACGGGGCTTCGAAGATAACAGGCGCATGGGCATTACCTGGCGAAACGTTGTAGTCTGCCGAATAGCCCAAAGACGGCTGCGTCGGGTATTCCGACGTTGTGTACACACCGACGGGGTAGTCTTCAGCCTTGACGGATAAAACACCCTCTTCATCCTCTTCAATTTCCGTGATTCGGACGGGCGTTTTATTCAAGCCAAGCCCTGCGTCAGTCAGGGTTACAATATCCATCGGCTCAAGCAGGCAATATTTCCAACCCAGCTTAAACTCATATTCATTGCGGACGTACAGGGCGCGTTGCAGCAGTTGTTGGGCTACCTTTTGCGCTACCTTGCCGTCGCAAATGCCGTGCATTTTGACGGCTTCTTTTGGGCGCAATCCGTACTGCTCGATATTTGCCTGGTCTTTCACTTCGGCGATGGCGACGTTGTAGTCATTATCGCGGTCGAGATACTCGACTTGGACTTGGTTAAACGCATCGGCATTGGTTTTGCGCTCGACGCTTACAGGGTCTTCCGCGCCTGAAACGATAAAATCGTCATCTGTCAGGTCGTATAATGCCTTGTTATCGGCAACATATGCCGCGCCGTTACCCGAATAACTACCGTCGCCGTAGGGGACGATTTTCAGACGACCTTGAGAAAACACCGCCGCGCTGTTGGTTTGTTCAAGCAGTTCGGAAATGTTCCGTTGCGCCTCGCCCTGTTCTGTGTAGGCGGGGCTTAGAAAAATACCGACCGCACGGCAATAGTTGCTGTATCGGTCGGTGTCGCCAATGCTGTCAACGGGGAATCCGCAGCCGTAGCGTTGGTTCGTCAGCAGGTCTCGGATAATATCGCGCGGGTTTGCGTCAGGGATGTTGCCTGAGTAGCCCAGCTTGCCGATGACCTCGAAATTATGCTGATAAATCTGCGCGGATTTCGTCAGTTCGTAGTTTGGGCTGCATAGGTAGGCGGTGCCGGAATAGTTCAAGGCTTGGTTTTGGTGCTTCGCCTGCGCCAAATGCGTCCATAATGGCTGCTCGTCGCCGCCGCGCATAAGCGTCAGACGCAACTGTGCCAGCGAG